GAGTAGCTGCAATAACCTTAGTCATTGCCCGATTACAATATGCGCAAGGAATCATTGGTCGATGGTCGAATCCATGAGTGACTTCTTGACTGAGATTGCATTTGTCGCATCTGTAATCATAGGCTGGCAAGTAAGACACTTCCTTATCATGTATGACCCACAGGCTGTGCAGCGGTCAATGTCTGCATCTGTAGGTTCTGAGTCGAGATGACCGTACTTTAATATGAGTAATGGCAATAGATCAGCTAATCGGATAACGCAGGCATATTCCGCTGCATCTTCTCCTTGCCCATTTAACCGTATGACTCCAAATCCAATTTCCCCCGAAATGGATGTCCGAGCCTTTAATTGTTTAATGTATGCAAGTGGTTGAAATCCAGCGCGGGCTTTGACCTCAACATCAAACGGTACATTGACAATATCCTTGCCACTACCCCTTCCCACACATGCGCCTGCCCACACAGTCGATAGGTACTGTGCTACAACACGCTCTGTGCGGAAACCTCTATGTTTCCTTGCTTGATTAGCCATTAAATGTTACCAAGATTGAAGGGAATGGAGCTGCTGTACTGCTTGCACCAAACTTCAACCTGCCCTTGATAAATTGCAGATTAGCATGTGGATACACAAACTCATGAAACCACTTAGTATCTGTTCTTGATGGCAATAACATAACAACTAGATCATCATGCAATGCTGCCTTCTTTACCCAGTCATAGATACCACGCCCATAAGGTGGATTTAACCATGTTCGCCCAACCCATTGACCACTTAGACCATTACGCCTAGCCTCGTCTGGATGATCTAAGCCAAACCATTCATCGCATAGATGATTAGTTAGACTAGCTGCTGCATCCAACTCAAAGTCATAAAAACTATTAGCTTGTTGCCATAGATCCTTAGGCGTTGCCCAGTCATCAGTGACTGAAGGTGGCATGTATGGATTAGCCATTAACTGCTTTGCACTTCTTGCACTGCCATGTACCTGCTACAACTTCTCCTTCGACAATACGAGCTGTAACAATGATGTCATGTGCCTGTGTTGGCTCATTGCATAGCTGACAATTAACTGTGGTAATAAACGGAATGTCATTTAGATCAGTCCATTCACCATCTTTGTCTATGTTATAAACTTCTACATGCCCCATTATACTCTCGCCTTCTGTGGATGCCATTTACCATCGCTGCCTATGTTGTACCAGATGGCATCACACTTAGGCTCGCCACCTTGATTATTAATAATCGTGCACTGATAGCCACCCCATGCGCGACCGTTCTTTTCACCTTCGCGCCATTTCATGTGTCCATGCTTGCATTGTGGTGCTTCCTGTGCTTCACCTGTTCCCATAATGTCCTGCACTAAATCCAATGCTTTCTCTAAAGTCACCGGTGCATCAACTACTTTTAGATATTGATTGACTGGAGTAGTCCAGTAATCCTGCTCCTGTGCTGGTACAAGATCTTGTACCACTGGCTTAATTACGAGAGGAGCTACGACCTTGCTCATTTCTTCGCGGCTTGGTCTTTTTCCTTTAGCTGCATAACCTGCATTTGCAAGCGCTCTGCCAATTGCCGATGTCTCACAATTCTCCAATGCAGAAGTCTGATTAACGCCGCGATCAGCAACCTTTTCCTCAGCGAGTCCTGTTGAAAACGCGGCACTATCGCTAGAAACCTTAAATAGATACGCTTTAACAATGTATCGATTGCTTTCCACCACTTCCAGCTCAGTTGCAATACGAAAATCTGGATAGTCCTTAATAAACTTTTCAAGTCTCACCTCAACTGTCTCGTAATCGGCTAAATTAAACATAGAGATCGTTCTCCTCTGTAGCGAGTTGTCCGCCTAGTGCGCCATAGCTGCATAGATCAATCCATGAGTCTATTTGCTGCGCTGATTGATTAGTCCTAGCCAGTTTAACTAACACCATGATGCCTGCTACCTGATAATCGTGTATAGGTGTTTGTAAATATGCGCTTAGCATCATGGCTGTGTGTTGCAAGTTATCGGCTGGGTGACCATAGGAAAGCCCACGCTGACTGATCGTGTCTGTAGCTGTAAGCAGGATTTCATTTGCTTTCATTCTTGCCAAAATCCTTGGCGATTAAGTTCACGACCACGAACATAACCCTCGCGCCTGCCGTCTTTGTAGCCTTGCCAATACCAGATAAAATTAGAAGCTATGAGTAATCCAAGCATCCCTATAATTGTAATTGAGTTAATCATTGTGTACCTATCTGCATCCAGTGCCCTTGACTGGCTTACGATATTAGTGTCGCATAGGTGTGGGACATTTATAGTTATTTAACTATAACGAAACGATAACAATCTAATGTTACCTTTAATTCCCTTAGGGTACATTTAGGCGTAGAGTCTGCCGTACAGGGTAAATGATCCATCTTTGTTTATGGGCACTAACATCGGGCTGACACGATCGCCATGGGTCTCAATGACTGCTACGCTCATCTGCCAATTAGCACTGCCAGCCTTAAGATAAGAGGCTTTCTTCTTGTCCATGACATTTCCTGCCTCTAAGCCCCACAAAGTCCTGTACGAGGCTCCGATGCCCTCTGTGAAGGCACTGATGCCTGCCCTGTGCGTGTGTCCACAGACTACAGACTTGCCAAACTTCTTAGCCAGACCGAGAGCAGTAAGTCCAGCATTAGAGTTCATCGATCCTTCGTCACCATGTACTAAGACCCAGCCTTTGTGAAACTCATAGGGCTTTTTGTGGAAGCGTATGCCGAGTCCGGCAAAGTCCATAAACTTGGCGTACTCAAGCTCAGGCAATCCAATGAGGCTAGGTGCTCGTAGTAGCGTGTTGTAAAGCCTGTCTGTGTGATTGCTTCTAGTGACATCTGTTGTGCCGAGGTCATAGAGAATATTCTGCGCAAGATTTCTGTCAGCATCTAATGTGCCCTCCCACTCTAACTTAGTGCCCTGCGCCCACCGACTTTGTGATTGCATGTCAAGCTCATCACCTGTGTTTAAGACAAGGTCAAACTTCTCACGCTTTACTAACTTAATTAGATTCTTAACAGCTTGCTCATGTTGATAGGGGATCTGTAAATCCGAGATAACCAGATAGCGTTTTTTAATCATCTTCCTCATCGTAATAATCGCCAAGCTTCTCTGGAGGTATGCCATCTGGCAAAATCCAGTGAGGGTAAGCCTGTGGCTCAGTAATCATAAACATGGCAATATCTTCTGCAAAGCCTGCTCGCTTTAATGAGGTAAAATACTCATAAAGCCCAATGCAGTATGCATCAAGCTTTGAGTAGCCTTGCTCCTCTAATGCCTTAGTTGCTTTTCTTGCCATAGCACAATGTTACCTGTCAAGCAAGATGTTATAGATCTCATCAACACGCGAGTTTAGTCTTTTTATTTCAGACAACAGGTGCGTAATGACATAACCAGACAAGCCACCTAGTGCAACGATTGTAGCAAGGTAGAGCGTAAAGAAGTCGGACTGTGTCACTTCTTTAAGCCCATAGCAGGATCATTGACATTGAGGTATCGCAGTACAGGTGGCAGGATTGAAGCAATACCTGCTGCAATGAGTGCTTTAGGATCTGTAACCCCAGCTGCTGCCATTGAGATAACTGCTACTAGAAACGCTCTGCCCCATGAGCCTGCTGCTGTCTTTAGTTCATTCATTATTCTCCGCCTAACATAGATACTTGAAAAAAAGCCGCGTTATTGTCAGCTTCCTTCTTAAAGCTAACATGCATGTGCTTAGTGTGTTTGTTCGCGCCCTTGTACTTGCGCCATTTCCAGTTGAGGATCTTCGAGCAAATTGATCCATCGAATATGATGTAAGCAATACGCGTGTCTGCTTTTGACTTTGATAAGGTACGAAGCTGATCTGCAAGATCGCCCATGATGTCTGGCTTTGACCCCTTAAATAAGTCACGGTCGAAATCGCAGGCACGAACCCAATTTTGCTCATCTGGATTATGATCAGACTTGCGAGCAGCGTGTCTGGTATCGCCGATCCAACCATCCGATGTGCGGTCACGATCTGGGAACGAGTCATCGATTTGCTTTCGTAACTGTACCCCTGCGTGACTTAATCTTGGCTTCATCCCAGTAATGCAGCTACTTCATCGGCAGATAGTCCGAGCTTGTCTAGTACAGCTTGCTTAGCTAAATTGTTAGAAACCTGCTCTGCTGCAAATTTGTTTTTTATTGCTTCAAGTTCTGTGATTTCTTTACTTGTAAATTGACGAATTGTTTCTTCACCTGTTTGTAGGTTGATTATTTTCTCATTGTATGTCATACGCTTGCTCCATATACATAGACTTTTCCTGCATCGAAATTGGCTGTTGAAACTAATGAAACACTTGTTACTACCGCTGTGCCTTCATAACGACCTTGGTGCACATAACCTTTTTGACCGCTGCCACCTCCTGCACTTGCCATGCCATTTACTGAAACACGCTTGAACGCGGTTGAGGCCGCTGAGTCAATCGTGACAGCTATGTAAGCAACTGAAGCGGAGTTATTTGATAAGTTTGCACAGGTTAATTCCGAAGTACTTTCGCCCCACCATTGAGCGGCCGTACTAGCGGTGAATTCTAATCCTGCCGTGTTATATTTTGCGGTGCTGTCTCCGTTAATTCTCACGCTTATTGTTTGGCTTGCTGATGATGAGGCATCAAAAGTCATAATAATAAGGCTTGTCACATTTGAAATTCCGCTAATTGTTACCGTTGATGATCCTGACAAAGTCGTACCACCTGAGTTTAATAATGTGTAACCATTTGGAGCAGCTGCCGTTGGTGTAGCCCACTTTAGTCCAGTTGCCTGAGCTGAGTCGGCAGTAAGGACAGTGTTATTAGCTCCTACTCCCAGTCTTGCATCAACTGTAGAGAAAGTATAAACATCGCCCTTTGTTGTTAATGGCGATGATGCAGATGCGGATACCCACGCCGAACCACTGTAATAATATGTCACATTTGTATCTTTCAAATATGCGTATTGTCCTTCTTGTGGCGATGTAATTGCAGCATCGCGAGCTGCTGCGCTTGCAAATACAAGCACTCCTTGCATGAGATAACCATTTACATCCCCTGCTGATAAGACATCCCCACTGAGAAAGGTCTTAAATCCGAGTCCTGCTGCCATTTTTTCTCCTTAGTAACTTAAAACGCTAGTGTCTAGAATACCGTATAATGCCGAGTTTAAGATGAAGCCATCAATAATTGGTTCCATTGTGGTGAAGTTTGTAATCCATGAGTTAGGGGTAATGTCATGGGATACGCCTTGGATCTGTAGAGTCTTAGTTATTGTTGATCCCTGTGGTGTTTCATTTGTAATAGTTACAGGATCGAAATAATCAAGGCTAAGTCCAGCGATAACCCCAGCTGTGTAACTAGGGGTGTTTAGATCCAAAGTCATGGAATCGATGCGAATGTCTGTGTCTTTACGACTAGCCACATAAGCCTCAGCAAAATTTAGAGCTTCTGCATCTGTCTCCATTAGCAGGTTGCCTACTGTGTAAGAGTGCAAGAAGTAAGTGTCAATGGAGGCTGCATCCGAGGCAGTCTGGACAGTGCCGCCTGTCCT